TAGAACCCCAGACATCTCCGAGGAGAGGTTGGCGGCTTTGTAAGCGTGTTGCTCGTCGGGCAGGTCAAATTCAATCGTGGCTTTCATAGATGGCGCGGTAGATGTTCGGGAACTTCTCGGTGAAGATTAGCTGGATAGCTTGGGCAATGTCCCGGTGTTCCTTCTGGGTGCCGTCTGCTGTCCGCTGCTCCAGATAGTGAATCCAAGAGCGGATGTTCCCGGTCATATAGAGCCGGGTTTTCGTGCAGAGCGGCAGCACCATCCTCGCGGTTTCCTTGCTCGCACCCTCGTTGATGAGCGTCTCGTAAGCTTCGTAGGAGGTCGCAATGACGTTCCTAACAATCTCGGAGAGGCGATAGTCCTCGATGGGCGGGCCGGATGCCTGGCGGTTCTTCGGATGCTGCCGGCGCAGTTCTACGGCCTCAAATCCCTGCGCTAGGGCATACCTCTGGCTAAACTCTTGGAACGTGAAGGACCTGTGCCGCAAAATCTGCGCGGCAATGGCTCTAGAGGTCTCAATCTCCACCGTCATACTAGCCGTCTCAAAGATGGACCAATGTCCATTGCGGATGCAGTAGTTGATGAGCCTAGGAGCCGTCTCCTTGTTGAGCTGGTTGGCCGGGTTGCTGACCCTGGCGGCGTAGACGATTAGGTCTTCCGCAGTCCAGATGCCGCTGTCTTCTTGGAGTTCTTTGGAGGGCGTGGTTAGGGCTATGAGTCGGACGTTCACGGCTGCGAAACCTCCATTGCCACATCTAGTGCGTCTCTGCTCAGGCCGAGATGCTTTTCCACGTAGTCCACACGCTCTTTGTCCTTCTGGAGTTGGCTGAGTAGGCCACGCAGACGTGTTTCCCGCTCAGAACTTTGTCCAAGAAACTGCTCACGTTCCTTTTCTTGTTCTTCAAGCACGGCATTTCGTTCTTCCAGCTTGCTCAATTTGTCTCGATATTCGGCACAGGCTGCGAGCAGCTTGCTAATGGTGACTGAAGCGATGTCGGAACTCACGGCTGCGCCTCCTTCCTGAACGGATTTACCACCATCGTGCGGAGATGGTCGGCTTGGGCAGCACTCGCAGCATCCCCCGCAGCATCCCCCGCAGCCCCCGCAGCCCACGCATCCCGCGCAGCAGCCAGCGCAGCATCCCGCGCAGCAGCCTCCGCAGCATCCCACGCAGCATCCCCCGCAGCCCGCGCAGCAGCCCGCGCAGCAGCCCACGCAGCCAGCGCAGCATCCCACGCAGCAGTCTCCGCAGCAGCCCACGCAGCAGTCTCCGCAGCAGCCCACGCAGCAGTCTCCGCAGCAGCCCACGCATCCCACGCAGCAGCCCCCGCAGCAGTCTCCGCAGCAGCCAACTCCTCATCCGTCGCGTTGTTATCAGCGTATCGCTCCGCAACCTCAAGCGCCGCAAGCGAGCGCGGGTCTGTCAGTAGGTCTCCCGTTTTGCGTCCATCCACCAGCGGGGCGTTGCGAGCGCACCAGATGGCAAAAAGCCGCAGCGGTCGGTCGTCAAATCGTTGGTCGATTGCGTCCAAAATCCACAAAAGCCAATCCGGTCGCTGACAGTTGTCCCAAACATCAGCCATTGTCGGTTGAGTCATCGCCCACTCGCGGTCCTCGCGGCAGGCTTTGGTCGCCGCGCAGAAATCGGCAGGTGTAAGCTTAAACAGGCTCACGGCTGCGCCTCCTTTCGAGCCAAGTCGATGACATCGCGAGCCGTGCCGTGTTTCCAGTTTTGGTTTTTGCTCAAAACAGGGAACGTTAGCCAGCAGCCTGTGTTGGTCAGCCAATCCAACCGTTCCGTGTCTGCCCGCAGCGCGGTGTTCTCGGCCAGTAGCTCCTTTATCTCCTTATTGAGCCCATCAATGGTTTTTTGCATCTCGGCTGCTACAGAGCCGGGCTTAGGCTGAAACAATTCTTCAAACTTCATTTGACCAACTCCTTTGTTATTCGGGTTTAATTCCTGTTGCCATCCACTCCGCGCACAAAGCATAGCCGTGGATGTCCACCCAGTTGTCGTCCTTGTGCTGGTAAGCCTGGCGGCGCAGCTTTAGTCCAATCATCAGCAAAGGAACATCCTGAGCTGTTATGGGTGCGTGGAGCTTGTGTTGGAGAATGCCGTTCCAAATGAGGGCTGTGCCCTCAAAGTCGGCTTTCGGATTGCCGTAGGAGTCCGTGCGGTCTCCCGTTACTACCTTTATGGCGTCTTGTACGTAGCTCATTCGTCGTAATCCGGGCCGTTGTCCGATTGGTAAACCACCCCGATGACAAAGCCGATGAGGGCTGAGAGGGCTATGGCTGCTAAGAGAAGGGTCATTGCGTAAGTCCCATTGAGATGTGGAATTTGGCATCCCGCACCGCCCAGAGGGCGTTCTCCCGCATCAACTCCCGCCAGAACTTGGCATTCTGGGGGTAGTGCTTTGCTACCAAGGCGTAAGCCTGAGCGCGGCCAATGCTCCAGTTGGAAAATCCACCTTTGCGGATTTGTGCTTTGAGGGCTTTCACGAGGCCACCTCCCGCTTATTCACCCAGTCCAGATGGTAGGTGAGCACCTCAATCTTTGCATTCTGCTCGTAGAGCAGCTGAATCGCGGCTTTGATGAGGTCGGCTTGCTCGTTGCAGCTAACCTCCAGTTTGGTTTGGAGCCCGTAGGCTATGTCTTTGATGTCCATTTTTCTTCGTGGTTTGTGTCTTTGTTGGGGCCGGCTTGTTGCCGGCTGAGATAGTTGGATCAAATTTTCCGTCAGTCGCCAAGCACATTTCCTGTGCCCGGACTCCCGGCTTTTGAGAATCAACGTCTTAAGGACTATTTCTGTGGAATGTCTCATACTTTGCGTTTTATGAGACATAACGCGCAAGTTATGAGTCATTAACCCTTGGGGTGAATGTTTTGGGCACAGTTTGCTGCGTCCTTATGCGGCTCTTAGACGTGCCGCCTCCGGGTCGCCGCCTTAGAGGCTTTGTAAGAAATACTAGGTAGTATTTTCAACAACTGCCCTAGCCGAGGATGAGGGAGGATTCCATAGCGTTGCCGCCTGGTTGAAAGCCCCTTGGCTGATTCCCGGAAAATCAATCCCGGTTTCGGTAGTGGTCCAACTGCCCTGAGCCTGAGTTGACGGAGCCATCCCAGCCTACGCTATTGAATCCTCCTGAAGCTTCACGTAGGTCTTTTGACCACCAAACCTAGCCAATCTGAGTGTGTCGCCGCTTATGGCGTCCGGTGCTTGAGAGCTGATACGTGGCCGGAACCCTACGGGGCCTAAAAAGAAACAGGCCCAGCGAGGTGAAGGTCTCGACCGGGCCTGCTCCCCGAGACTTCCCAGGGTGTAGATTGGTTGAGCGGCCTTCACACCGCAACTGACAACGAATGAACTAGGGATTAGACGCTTAAGGGCAAGTCGTGGATGTGTTCTATTGTGACGCTTCTGCTAAGTAGTTGCGGATAAATGCCTTAAGGCATAAAATAGGCATTAGGAAGTTGTTTCCGTTTTGGAAAAGCTTGCCCGCAAGGTCGGGTCGGTGCCTTAAGGGCTCCGTGGAGCTAACCCTTGAATCCCCGCAGGAATCCCCGAAGAAATCCCCGAAGCCTTCCCCGAAGGGTATGTCCCTTAAAGCGCATCCTGGCGCTTCGCTTCCTCCAGGGTTCCAAGTAAAGCCCTTTAAGGCCTTTAAGGACGGAAACCGGACGTGGATATGGAACGAACCGGAAAACCCCGGAAAATCGATTTAAACGCTATTTGCGGGCATTTTCGGGTCGATGCCTTAAGGCGTTTGCTTGGGTTTGGGCCTTTAAGGGCCATTTCTGGACAAAGCTTAGGTCACGGGAAAGGGCTTCCGCTTTCCGGGAATAGGTAGTTTCCGCATTTCGGGTCACGGCGGACGAATAGGGACCGAAGCGCCAGGCGTTCGCACGATTGCGGGGAGTGTCGGGCAAGCCCCGCCGGGCAAGGGTCGCACCGGTATACGTGCGAAACAATGCGTAGCTGCCCGCGAGCGTGCGGGGATCGCCTTTCACCCCTAGCTTCGCACAGTCCGCAATCACGCCCGGCTTTATTTGCGCGCAGCCGATTGCGTCCCCGTTCCGGGCGCCTAAATCCCCGCCGCTTTCAAGCTGCACCAGGGCGAGGAATAAGGCGACAAGGGCGGAGTCAGGCACAAAAAAGCCCCGCACAAAGCGGGGCCGATAGGCAAGGGGGAAAAACTAGCGTTTCACGGGGACCCAAATTGACATAGGCCCGCAAAGGTCCGCCACCAAGACAAGGGCGCCCGCCCCGTAATTCGCCCAAATAGCAACGCCGCAAGCATTCTCGGCGCGTTCTAATAGGGACCACCCTAGGAGCCACCCTACGCAATTGGGGTTTTCGTCCGCTGGCCCAATTGGGCGCATTTCGGGCGCGTCCGGCGTGCCATAAGCAACGGCCCGGAAAAGTTCGTTTGCACCGTCTTGCCCGCCCAATTTGTCGATGGCGGCCCGGAAATCAGAGATGGAAAGTGACATAAAGAAGTGATTAGGAAATAATTGCGTAAATCGCGCCCGCCAGGAGCCCCGCGAGGCTGATGGCGCAAAACAGCGCGGAACAAATAAGGTCCGAGCGTTTCATTGATACTCCTCAACACCGTAGGTGGAGACGTCCGCCAGTATGCTTTCCCGCACTCCCTCCTCATAAGCTTCCCAAGCAAGCTCCGTATCAACTTCCTCGTTCATTTCCCGAGCCTTTTGCTCAAATGGGGAAAACTGGCGCCCGTTCACTTCAGCCTCAAAGCACAAGCTCTCGTGGAGGTCTTGGGCGTTTTCCTCGCTGCAAAGCGTTTTCCCACTCCACTCTGACCAGTAGGTTTTCCCGATTTTGGGCACGTTATGGCACGCGAGACCGTGACCAGCTTGCCAACCCCAAAGGTAAGCCCAGCAGACCTCGGAGTAACGCTCCGGGCAAGTTTTCGGCCCAACTTGGCGACCCCAAACCATAGACGCTTTTTCAGTCGTTTGCATTTGTTTATCCTTTCTTTTGTTAGTTGCTGACTGTTAGAAGTTAAGCACCAAAACCCCGCCATCAAAGTCTATGACGTGCGTGTTGTCCTGAAGGAATTCAAGGGCCTTGCGGTCCGACGTGTCATCCCTTTCCTCGCCTTCCGGGATTTCCGGGGCCTTCCACCCGTAAGCTTCCGCAGCCTCAATGGGGTCTGCGTATTCGGTCCATTCGCAGCATAGGCCGATAGGGTCAAATTCCGTTTCCTCGCCTAGGTCCTGCTCCAGTTGGTCCAAGTAGTCGAACAAAGCGACAAGCGCGTTGCGGGAGAACTGGTTCGGCCTCACTTGGCGGAAAACGTCAAGGAAGCGGGACTGGTTTACTGTTTCGTACATATGTTTGTTTGTTTGTTTGTTAGCTGCGGAAAGTTAATCGAAATACCCGCAGAAGCCGAGGGCGACCGCGGAGAAGATGGCGAGAAGGGCGAGGCAAGCGAGGGTTTCAAGCGTGCGTTTCACGGGTGTTTGTTTGTGTTTGTTTGTGCTTTGCTGCCGGTATGGCAGCAAACAAAGGGGCCCCGTAGGGCCCGATTGTTTGCCGTCAATCCGCCGGGAATTGCTTCCGGTATTCGGCAAAGGCCCGGTCAAAGGCTTCCGCGCTCGCCAAGGCCCGGGAAACATCCCGGCCCGCTTCCCCGCTTTCAACGTAGGCCCGGAGCGCAGCCTCGCGAAGGGCTTCGTCCAGTAGGGCAAGGGTAACGGTACCGTTCAAAGGGCACCCCCTTTCCCGCTAGCCGTCCAAGCGTCCAAGGCCGCGACATAGGCCCGGAAGGCGGAATCATAGGCTGCGCTAGCGGCTTGCTCGGCTTCGGTGCCGGCAGCGGCGAAATAAGCGCGGAAGGCGGATTGCTTGGCGGCAAAGGCGGAAGCCTCGGCGTTTTGTAGGTCTTGCGTGGTCATCTCGTTTGTGTTTGTGGGTTTCGCTTCGGGGTCTTCCCTCTGCTGGCCCTATATATACCAGACGCCGGGCCGGTTTCGCAATACGTAGAAACACGTATTTCGCAGGGTCCGCCAGAATCCCCGCCAACCAAGGCAACAAAGGAGTAGAAGAGAGAGAGAGAGAGAGGGAAAGGCCAATCCCTTCAAAGCCTCCGGGACTGTTCCACGTGGAACAAAGGAGACACGGTGCTTCCGGTAGGGCTGCAAGGTAGGGCTGCAACCCATTACCCCTTTAAAGCCCGAGCCTCGCGTGTGCATCCGTACACCTCCCATTTGTGACCAGGTATTCACCCTATTCCTATCCCTAGGGTATTCACCTCATCCCGGATGGGGGGGGAGGGGGTTGAGCGGGGCAGGCGGAGGAAGATTGGGATTGATAAACCCACCCCTTAAAAAATCCCTGCAACAGGCCCCAGAAACGCCCTACAGCCATTCTGAGCACTAGCCCATATCCAGACATCCGTTTTTAAAAAATCCCCTTAAAGGGCCGCCGTTCGCTTAATACGTTTAAGCTTGTTAAAGGAAAGGGCGTCTGGCGTTAATAAGCTATGGCGACGAAGCGGCAGATGAGTAAGATGGCTAAGGCGGTGGCGGAGGTGGGTGATCGTACCGGCAACTTCTTAGAAAGGACGGACCCTGGGAAGGCTACGCGGGCTTTGGAGATGCTGGCGGATGGGGAGAGCTTTAGAACCATCCAGAAGGAGTTGGGGCTTCAATGGGACACGGTGGCTAGGTTGAAGGCCCGGCATAAGGTTTTGCTGGATGAGCGGCGGGCTGTGTTGGCCGAGGATGCCCTGGAGATTGCCGAGGGTCTAAGACTCCTTCAGAAGGAGAAGATGCGGATGCTGGCGGAGGATCCCGAGCAATTGGCGCGGACCAATATTAGGGACCTTTCAATTCCATGGGGCATTGCCAATGACAAGTTCTTGGCTGCTGTGGGGGAGAACAAGGTGGTGGTGGAGCACAAGAGCGCCGCGCCTTCCTTGGAGGATGCAATGAAGGCTATTCAGGAAGCTAGGGAGAAGCTAAAGCTGAGTGCCGTAGAGATTCTAACCAAGGACGTTTCAAATGAACCCTCTGATAGCGGGAGTTAAGAACCTAGCGATGTGGGACAAGTGGCAGGCGATGGTGAGCTTGGCCGGCGATCAATACGCCAAGAGCCCCGTCTTTGTAGAACAGGACAGCCAGAAGCCCGAGGAGTTTGACCAAGTGGCAGACTGGATTGGGCGTTGGGACATCCCAGCGTTTGATCGGTTTGGCCGGCTACGGGATGTGAGCCACGGGGCGAGGTTTGTGAACACCCGGACATTTGGACCCGTCACCAGACAATGGCTGGATGCCAATACGGAGTTGTGGTTCTTGGATAAGCACAGGCTGTTAGGGCATAACATCTTGGACATTGGGGCGGGGTATGGACGGTTGGCTGTAAGCGCGGCCCCTTACGTCAAGGACTACTGGTGTACGGATGGGGTGGAGGTGAGCCGGAACGTCTGCCGGCAGCACGTCGATTGCTACGTCCATAGCGGGAACGTCCACGTTCTAAGCCCAGATGAGCTTCTCACCACCCATCCCAAGTGTGAAGTGGCGGTGAACATCCATAGCTGGAACGAGTGTTCGTTTGTCTCCATCGCTGCTTGGCTAGATATTCTGGCCGAGCTAAAAGTGCCCTATCTGTTCACGGTGAGCCACGGACAGCTTGAGAACGGGAATGCCTATCTCTGCCACCAAGCCGGCCAGCCCTCCTTCCGTCCCCTCCTAGAGGAGAAGTATGACTTGGTGGAGGAACTAACTCTGGGAATGTCCTCCCATCCGTACGCTTTGTGGAGAGCTAAATGAGTCTAGTCTGGGAACGACACGAGATTCTCAGCCCTCCGACTGACGAGGAGGTGGCGCGGATGGAGCCAGAGGAGGTTCTGAAGCTCCACGAGCTTTACCATTCGGCTATCGCAAATAGCCGCCGCGACCCGTACAGGTATGGGTGGAAGCTTCCTCAATGGACGGATGCGGAGGAATTGCTGGAACAACACTCGGAGCTGTTGGTAAGTGGTGGCAACCGGAGCTCGAAAAGTTTTTTCGCAGCTCGCACAGTAGTAAGGGCTTCCATAGAAAATCCCGGCTCCATCATTATGTGTTTCGCGCAGAATGCCGACGTGTCCATCCGTCAGCAGCAGTCTGCCGTCTACGACGCCCTACCTGAAGAGTTCAGAGTGAAGGTTTTGGGTACAGAGGAGAACGTCTCCTACACCCGTAAGAACGGATTCTCCAAGAGCAGTCTAATCCTGCCGGGGAGTAAGAGTTCAATCATCTTCAAGACCTATGCGCAATTCCTCAACAACGATACAATATTGGAAGGCGCGGAACTGGGATGTCGCAATCCCAACTGGCTTAATATTGGTGCTTGGTGTGATGAGTATCTCATCGGCCCGGAGCTTCTTTCCACCCTTCGTTTTAGGTTGGCTACTCGCAATGCTAAGCTTCTGGTTACTTTTACGCCCATTGATGGCTACACGGAAGTCGTCCGAGACTACCTCCAAGGAGCGTCCAACCTACGAACCAAGCCAGCAGAGCTACTCAACGGGCGGAACGTCCCGTACATACAGAAGTCCCGAAACCGAGATGCATCCATCATCTACTTTCACAGCCGGGACAACCCTTTCGGTGGTTACGAGCGTATCGCCAAAGACCTAAGCGGGCGACCGGAGGAGGAGGTGCTCACCCGTGCGTACGGGATTCCGACTAAGTCGATGAGCACGAAGTTCCCCAACTTCAGCCGGGAGCTTAATGTGGTGAAGCACGAGTCCATAGACCTAAAGGGGAAGACACACTTTATGGTGTTGGACCCAGCTGGACGGAAGAACTGGTTTATGTGCTGGATAGCCGTAGACCCGTCTGGGACGTGGTTTGTCTATCGGGAGTGGCCGGATGTTAATGTCGGAGAGTGGGCCAAGTGGCACGGTGGGAAGTGGATTGGCGGAGAAGGAGCTAAGGGACTTGGCTTTGGCATCCGGGACTACGTTGACCTCATAGGCCAGATTGAGGCCGAGCACGGGGTAACGGTGACGGATAGGCTCATTGATCCTCGGCTAGGTGCGGCGAAGTACCAGACCTCCCACGGGGCGTCGTCCATCATCGAAGACCTGTCGGATGCGGGGCTTACGTTTAACCCCGCTCCAGGGCTGGACATCGAAGACGGCTTACAAGCCTTGCAGAGTAAGATGAGCTACAACCGTAAGCTCCCGGTGGATAGTTTGAACCGGCCCCACTTCTACGTCTCAGATAGGTGCGACAATCTCATCCAAGCCCTTCAGGAATACACGGGGGATGGAGGGCTGGACGAAGCGTGGAAGGATCCCGTGGACGTTCTGCGCTACGCCGCCATTGACGGCATTTCCTACCTAGACCCCAAGGCTCTACGAATTACCAAACCCAAAACCTTCTACTGATGATTCCCTTCATTGAACTGGCTAAGGAACTCAAGATTAGCAATTTCCAGTTGGCTAAGCTGCGGGACCAGCGTCTCGCGCCCGAGGACCACCTGATGGTGAAGAACCAACGCTACTTCACGGAAGAAGGTGCGGCGAAGATTAGGCTCGCGGTGCAGGTGCCTCTGGCCGTTCCCAAGCGCATCCAGGTGAAGGTAGTAGGCCGCGCACCCAATCCCCGCTATGTCTACTGCGTGGAACACGGGAAGGACGGGCGGTTCCTCGCCGTCGTCAAACCCTCGACGTGTGATAGGCTTATCGGCAAGCACATCTATGTTGACCTAATCGAAGACGCCAAAGGGGGGATCACCTATCGGCACGATGCACTCGCCAAATGACAAGTCATTGGACCCGGAGTGGCAGGCCGAGCAAACTGATCGCCTTCTTGGCTTTGAGATTCTTACTCGCACCCTAACCGCCCGCTACCAACCTATCTCCCCCCAAGACCTGTCTGAAAAGATAGCGGCCAACAAGAATTACTCTTATTCAGTACTCCAGTCGATCCGGCGCAAAATCAATGAACACCGATAGAATGGAAGCCCT